CATAATAGTTTCAGGCTTTGCAACCCAAACTTTATTGATGGCAACGAAAGTATTTGTGTACTGTTGACTTTCCTTTCTCGACATGATAATTTTCTGATTAACGAAATTACCGAATTGCTGAGACATTGCTCCTGCATTCCATTCATTATTGTTCTTGTTAGATTCGATAGATAATCTACATGGAATTGATCCAACAGAATCCCAAAAGAAACACAAATCGTAAGGTAAGTTACCGTTCTTTTGTTCGTCTAAAATGTCTAAAATAAAAGCAGACACGTCTTCAATACATTGTAGCTTTTCTCTATCGACATAAATAAAGAATCCATTGTAATCTGAGATAACACCGTCTTCATCAGGTACTTCGTTAAATTGAAGTCCCATTTGTTTAGCGTGTTCCCAACTCCATTTCATCTCTGTGATAATGAATACTGGTAAAATACCCATTTTTTGGGCTTGTACTGCTGCTTCTAATAAAGCTGTAGTTTTACCGGTATCAGAGTGACCTCTTAATAAATTAATGTGACCGATTGCGATTCCTGGAATTTGTAATGCATCTTGAAATGCTGGTGAAAGTGGAATCCATTTTTGTTCTTTAAACTTAACACTACTTGAGGATAAGTTTTTAGATTTTTTAAATTTGTCTAAGTTAAACTCAGACTTTATTGCATTTGATATTTTGCTTGTAAGTGCTTTTGCCATTCGTAACAGTTAAAAAAGCCCTCGTATTAGGAGGGCTTTATGATTAGAAATTAAATAAGTCATCGATTTTCGAATCGACATCTTTTTTGGTTGTACTCAATGTGAAAGGTTGAGCTGCTGGTGCAGCTTCTTTTTCCCACGGTAAGTCTGCAATTTCTTCAGTCTTAACTACAACAGAATCTGCATTCTGTTTGATTTCCTCTTCAGGATTCAAATGTGACATCAATGCGCTCTTCATTTCTTCGTAAGAATACTTTTTGAATTGAGTCATTGGGTCTGGTTGTGTAGTCAACCATTGTTTAACTTTGTCCGCGTCTTCTGACAATGGAGTAATTTTTGTTCTTACTCTGATGCTTGAAGTGTTGTAAGATAAACCAGTTGTTTCTTTACCTTGTACGTCGATCGTAATATCACGACCTTGAATAGGATCTGTAAAATCTCCTACATCTTCGTCTTCAGTCAAAGCTAACAAATCCATGTAAACTTGTTTACCGAATCCCCATAAAACTACGCCTAATTCTTCTTGATTTCTAACGATAACCGGTGCATACACTCTCATCTTTGGTTCTAACTTTTTCGCCATTTGCCAATCTTCTTTAACTGAAGATTTTCTTAGACCTTGAGCGAACTCAACGATAGGATCTTTTTCGCCAAAATTTGACAAAGAGATCATTGTGTTTTTGTTACCGATTCCATAATGGAAGAATAACTCTTTAAATGGGTTTGATTTGTTGTACGCTGAAGGAACGATACGTACTTGGTGTTTTCCAACTGCTGGGCTCCATAAGGTCTTGGCTAATTCGCCTTTTTGACCTCCGCGTGGATTTTGTAAAGCCGCTAAACGCGACTTAAGTGCTGATAAGTCCATAACTGTATTTTATTTTATTGAGTAAATATAATCTAATCCTGTGATCTAAAAAATCTAAATTTCGAGTTAGATATTCACTATCTTGTGGATAGAAGTATTTAACTTTCTTAGATCGTCACCTTGAGTCAATAGAATGGAATTCTTGTAATCTGGCCAGTTAATCATAAACTTGGTGTCCAGTACTCCTCCGTTTAAAGATTTGATTAGCGTATTCAACGCATTGATTGTATATAGAGTATTCGATTCTTTTTTTCTGTGTAAAAGAATAGTATTGCCCAAAATTTTGGTGCTAGATCCCTCTATTTCTATATTATAAGTACACATGTACTCTTCTGAGTCCGGTGATTCAAGAACGAATATTTTGCCGTACATAATTTTGTACTCTCTATTGATCTCCTGCAATCTCTCTTCAAGTCCTTCTTTAGTAGTAAAACTACAAAATAACTTATTCATAAGCGCTTCTTGCGTTAATTCTAATGTTTTTAATTCTTCCATAACTATTAAGTATAAATATTGATTTTTGTGTTAAAATGAGTAATTGGTTCCGTGTTTGTGTTTTACTACCATATTTCCGTCTTCCAATATGGCTTTTATATCTAGTAATGTCTTTTTGCCATCATGTGCTCTAAAGTCGAATAGAAAAGAGTCGTAGGTGATTAATACGAGCTTCGTCCTCAGCTTATTCTCTTGTAAGTATTGGTTTATACGTTCTATTTTAGATACGTTGGCCAGAGTCTCCTGATTCTGCACCACATAGTTAAATAGCTTAAGCTTATTCATTTCTTTAGAATACTTTAATATCCTGCCAGTAGGTAAAGCGATAGCGCCTTGTTTTTTGTAATTTTGCCAAGTTTCTTCTATATAACTATCCATTTTGGCGAAGAATTCTATGTGTTTGTATTTTTTATCCACTCCACCGTAAAGTTGTTTAAACGTTATAGTTTTGGACTCTGTGTATTCTTCTGGAGTTAGTTCGTCTTTTTGGAAATATTCTTTGCCCAATTCTGTATGAATAGATCCTTTTGACCATTCGTAACCTATTAAATTTCCAATTAGTCTTAAATGATAAGCATCGAAATCAAATTCAACTAAATAACTATTTATGGAAACAAAACATTCTCTAAAGTCTTTGTCCTTTGGAATAGCCAAAAAATTAACTCCGTTAAAAGAGTTTGTTGGTCGACCTGTTAAATTGTACAAGTTGTAATAAGAATATATCGAACGACCTTGCTTCGAAGAATTTTCTATATTTAATTTATATTTAGCTATAAATTTTTCTTCGTCTATTCCTATTGGATTCTCTTCTACTTTTTTATACGCATTTATTAATCGATCTTGAAATTTAGTATCAGATTCTAAACCGAAAAATCCTTTTACAATATCGTATAAACACTGACATGTTTCGTAGTGCTTCGCGATTGGAATTACTTCGTTAATGTTAGATAAACTAGAAAACTTAGTGTAATAATTGTTCTGTAATAAAGTATCGCAGTCGAAAGGTTCGTAGTTATTTGTTTGATCTACGTAAATAAAATTAATATCTATAGAATTTGGTAGATCTAAAAAATACGAGTGATATTTTTTGTCTATTAAATAAACTACTTTATGTTGAGATAAAAAATCTTGTACTAATTTTATATCTAACGAAAATGCCTCTGAATGTTTGAATGGAAGTATATACCCTTTTTTACCATCGTTATAATATAATAAACTAGGATATGATAATTTTGGGTGGAATTTATCGTTGCCCGATATTAGCTGAACGAAACATTCTTCGCTGCGCTGCATCTGACTGAACTGATCTATTGTTTCTACGATGAAATACATGTTTATAACCTTTATTGAGGGTAAACATATACTATCTGATTGACATTGAGTAATTTATTTATGCAGTGGGTTTTGCAAATTTTGAATAGTTGTCACCGATGAATTCTATCAAACCAAAAAACTTAGGGTTTGCTGCTTCGACTAATCTTTTATTTGTGTCTATTATACCAGCTCTAACATCGTATTGACTAATTCTAACCGAATTTAATGGACCGGTTAATTTCCACGCTATTTTTATAACTTTAAGCATGGATATATTATACGCAGGATCTCCAGAAGTTACTTCGTCGTATTGCTGCGGAGATATTTCTTTTATGTAACCATTTTCGTTAATTTGTTTTCCGAAATACCTATTTATGTAACCTAAATCGTAATCTTTTTGTATAGGATTAGGAAAATAAGAAACAAGAGATTTTGAATTTGAATTAACAGCCTTTGTGCTTTTCATTAATTGATCCACAAATCCATTCGATAATTGAGAAGTTTGAGCTATAGCGTATATGCCAACATTACCATTACTAAAAGCAGACGCAGGAGTTAATTTTTCGTTTGGTCCTACCACAGAATTTGGTCCTGTAAAAGCTCTACCATCGTAAGTAGTATAGTAAAGACCCACATAGTTATTTCCATTAAGAAAATAATCTCCACCTGTAGTGATTTGATTAGGCTTTATTTTAAATGATGGATAATATCTTACTGGCATATTAAGAAATTGAATTTACATATTTTCTAAAATCGGCTACAGTTAAAGTATCTCCAGGTTTTTTTCCTGCAGCTCTTGCAATAGACGGGTTAGATTTTGACACAGCGTATGCAGATAATCCTTTTGCTTCTACTATACTATTTTCATTTCCGTTAAAGTGTTTAACTAACGCTGGGAAAAATACAATTCCATAAATTTCCAATATCGTCTTTCCGTATATTAAACGCTTATACGCTCCAAAATATTCATCAACTAAATCTAATTGTTGTAGGCCTGACATAGCTTGAACTTGCTGAATTGTAAATTTAGTTCCTGGTGTACCATCTTTTTTAAAATTATCCGGTGTCCACTGAATTAATCCAGTAGCAAATAACCTCCATTGAGGAGTAACTTGATAGCCTTCAAAGTGATTATGATCGTTAGGATCTTGATATAAAGAGTCGGCCGGATTTAATTTACATTCTGCGAACATTACATGTAATACATCCAAATCTTTAATTTTATATTTATCACAAAGCTTTGTTAATTTTGCTCTAAACGCAGTATCGTTAAATAATGCTGATTTTTCTATAGTACTTGCTCCTTTTGTACGAGGTGGACTAGATATTGGATAAACAGTTCTTGCAGGACTTACTGAATTTAATTTTCCACTATCAAAATCAGAATCTCTTTTTAAGAATATCATTTGCCCTTTTACTTCAGTAGTCCAAGTATTCGCACTAATATTGTGACTAAGTCCAACAGTAGCGAATCCAACTTTTTTATCAGTATTAGAAATTTGTTCGTTTAATCTATCAGATGTATACGTATAAGGCAACATGTGTTCAGGAATAGTAAATGCTTGCCCCATGTGAAAACCGGCAATTCCATCCATTGAAAAATTAACTGAAACTGGTATCATCATAGATGCTCTAGTGGCAGGAATTTCGTTTTGTACTTTAGTTATTCCGTTTATATAAAAATTTGTAGCCTGAGATATATTTTCTTTACTTGGTTTAAATTCACTTCCGTAAAAAGATTTTAACGCGGTATTAAAAAGAACAGCGCCATCTATTAAAGAATCAGAAGTTTTTTTAGATTCTTTATTTACTACTTCATTTTTTACTGGTATATATCTATCTCGATATGCCGTATTATAAACTCCAAAACTACTACCATTTTTACCCAATCCTG